TTAAAAATGAGGAAAGCGTCAGGCGTAGTTTGTGCAGTGCCTCGAATATCAAGGGTTGCGTTGCTACTTGCCCAGAAGCGATTAGACCCAGATGGGGTATCTGTGCCGATACCGATTAAAACCTCACTACCTGCGGGGCTTAGAGATGTTCCGTTGTCGGTCCAGGTTGCAGCGGCACCACCAGCACCACCAGTAGGCCCACCAAGCTCCAAAGCCCACGCGCCAATAGGCAACAAGGCCAGGAGCAATAAGAGTTTTAGGTTTTTCATTAAGAACCCACCCGATCCCAACAGCGAATATCTGCGGTGCCGCTTCCAGGGTTAGAAACTGCGTAGGTGTCTCCACCGGAGTTAGAGCCGCCCATGGTTACGGTTTCCGAGGTTTTAACCGGAAAACCTAGGGATACGTTTGAATGTTCAACTCCCAACTGCTGCCCAGAGGTTGAGCCTACCCAAATGGTGAAACTTGAGTTATTGCGACACATCGAGTCAGGCCGGGTAAACGAGGCTGACCACAATGCGGCAGGGGTAAACGAGGAAGGGCTAACCACCCGAAAGGAGTTAGACTGTCCCTGCTGAATCCATAACCCATCATACCAAGCGGATTTGGATACTTTAGACTGTAGCATCAAAGCGGCAAAGGCCATAAGCGGAATGGCAACGATGGCCCGGATATTCTTCCAACTGATATTTTTCACAAATCCTCCTGGATTTCTAAGGCTTAAGAAGCCCCACCCCCGAAGGGATGGGGCCTATAAGCTTTAGATCTTCTCGTGAGTTGCGAGAATACGTCCAGCCGACGGGTTGATAACTGCGGCAACCGCGTTTAGCTTGTACGCAATGGTCGAGTAAGAATCGAAGGGGTTGTCGGTGCTAGACGGACCCGGATTCTTAACCATCATCTTAATTCCGCCATCCAACTGCGTCACCGCGTAACAATTCTGACCAAAAATTACAGAAAGGTTGACGGAGTGTGCAGCAACCGCGTAACGAGGGACGTTGGTGGACTGGACGAAGCGTACGCCTTCGACCTCGCCAACTTCACCCTTATACATGGTTTCTTTGGAGTGCAGGTACTTGTTCCAATCTTGCCAGGTAACGTCCCGGCGCAGGGTCGTGAGTGCCTTCGGGTGAGCAATCCCGGTAAAGAACCCGTCAGCCATCGGCAAGCCATCGAGCGAGCGAATCGCATCAACGGTTTTAGCAATGGAGTAACGAGACATTCGCGCCGAGGCAGTCGGAGCCGCTTTATTAACGGCAGACAAGCGAGAAACAGACGCACCGAAAACAAACGGCAAACCAAACTGGTTGCTGTTGTTGTCGGTTCCGGTGTTAGCCGAAAACGCCGACGCGAGAGTGGACATCCACGCCGAGAGGATTTTCGCTTTGGTGTCTGCGTTGGTTCCGACCTGTGCAATGACGTTCTTGAAGATCGCCAACTGACAGACGTTGTCAAGGCTCAAGGCCGCCGAGGTCGAGAGAATGTCAACCGCGCCACGAATAACATCAGTGATGGTCGTAATTCCCGCAAGGTCGGTAACTTTAACGCCGCGCCCATACTGTGCGATGGTCGCGGTAACTTTGCGCGAGGAGAGAGCAACCAGGCTGTTAGGCGTTCCTTCGGTAAGGGTCGAGGAAGCCGCAGCGAGGTTGGTCCATCCGTTAAACGTCATGGTCGTCCCCTGGCCTTTAGGCAAGGGGCGTTTTTCTCCAAACTGGTAGAACCGTTCAACCGGAACCAGGCGCGCAATCATGCGCTTTTCCAGGTAGCTCGGGAGGAGGTTATCCAGAGACGATGTGGTGCTAAGGGTATCAGCCATTTATTTCACCTTCGTTATTTACCTCGCATCAAAAGTTTTTCCATGTAATCCGCTTCTGCCTGGGCTCTTTTCCCTGGGTCAGTAATCTTGGAAAACTTTTTCTGCAAGTGAATTTCTAGGTCCTGAGCAGTACGAGGAACTTCAACCACCGGAGCAACAGGGGGGACCTGACCCCCCGGAACTACCGGGGAAATCTTGCGCCCCTGCGGTGCAGGAGCAGCCTGTTTCGGTGAGATTCCACCAAGGATCTTGTAAGCATGAGCCCAAGGAGTCGGTGATTGGTCCAGCCATGGATTCTGTTCACGAACCTGATATAGAGCATCTAAGCCCTCTTTGGTGAATACACCGGGGTCCGTTCTGGCAATTTCTTGGAGTTCGCCTTGCATCCGTACATCCTGGTTTTGGTTGCTCACCTGGGCCAAAATGTTCTGCTGCATTGCGGTCATGAGATTGGCGATGGTCTGCGATGGGTTGACCTTCAATCCTTTCTCAATTTCCGCGATAAACTCCTGGTCATTGCCGTTATCTACTGGCTGGGCTTTTTCTTGACGGAGCCTAGAAAGCTCTTTTTCTCTTTCCAGGTATTCCGCTAACGAAGCCTTAGACTTTTCTAGCTTTTCAACATCCAACGTACCGTCCGGTTGTTTGAACTTTTCAGGTACGGGGGTTTCTACGGCAGGTTCAGGCACCGGAGTTTCTTCCGGGGCAACAGGAACTTCCAAAGGTTGTTCCACAACGGGAGCCTCGGGGGGTTGGTTCTTTTTGCCTTCCAGGGCTGCGGTTATTTCCGCTTCTGCCGCATCAAGCTCAGCAAGCGTTTCACCGTCTAAGGGTGCCGCGCTAAATTCTGCCGCAGCCGCACCGCTTGGATTTGCGCCCTGGATCGTCTGTTGTTCTGCCATGTTTCTATTCCTCTCCGAAGTTGTCCACCTATCCGGTGGGCTTCACTCAATGGCCCCGAAGGGTTGTCATTGAAAATTAGTTGAGCAAGTCTTGTAGGTCTTTATCTGACCTAACTCGTTTAAGCTCCTCGGCTTTCTGGTACTCATCAATTCGGTGTTGCTCTTGGTCTGCCGCTTGAATTTCCCGTCCGTCTTGGATTGCGTCTTTTACTCGCTCTAAAATTTCGCCCGTTACCTGGCCCCTTGCCTTGAGTAAAACCATATCCTCGGTTTCCTTACCCACTGGCGCATCCTTCCAGGCGTTCCATGCTTCTTTGTCGATTTCCTCTAGTAGCTTGCTAAACCAAATCCATCCACGGGTTTTCTGCATCTCTACTAGGTCATCTGAACAAGCAACCTTTTCCTCGGGCGTGAGGTTCATTGTTTACCCTCCACGGGTGGCGGCGCGGTCATTTGCGCCTGTTGTATCTCATCAAACGAAATCTCCTCCCCGGTCTGCGGGTCTTTGGGGGCTGAAATTACCGTATCAATGTTGGGGAGTTCTAACGCTCCTCCCAAAAGTTTCGCCATGTCGAGGCGGTTGTACCACATCTCTCCCTGGAATTGAGCATCAAACGCTTGCCATTGCTGAATCCTTAGAGGCTGGTTCATGTTCGAGAAAACGCCCTCGGGGGAGAGTTCGTAGTCTTGTTCGATCTCCTCGGGGGTCAACAACTTAAATCCTTGCGCCCGTTCCTCTCCGAGAATACGCATAACTTCTTCCGGTTCTATGTTGTCGTAGATGTCTAACCAGAATCCTTTGATGAGCTTCTTAACAAAATCGGCCTCGATAACCGCGGCGTAGTACCCTAATCGCTCGTTGGCGATAGTCCGAAGGATCTGCATACCGCCCTTGGTGTCGGTAATGTCCTTGGTTTCCTTCCCACCTGATCCAACGGTGACTCGGGTTGCACCAGTGAGTTCCTGTGCAAAGCGTTCCGAGTTGTTGGTTTCCTGGTATGAGGACGCTGTAACGTCTGGGGTGTCAAGCCAGGTAATAGCTTGGCGAACATCCTGCACAGAGTTGCCCTTAATCCGAATCGCTCCACCGGGGCGAGAGACAAGATCAGCTCGTGAAACAATCGCTTTTTCAATCACCGCAACCATGCGGTTTAAAATAAGGTTTACGTTGTCTTTACGCTGTGAGGTGGTTTCGTTTACATCGTCCTGAATCTGCTCAAGCATCTCTGCAATGCCCTTACCGTAGATCGAACCAGGGCGCACGAGGTAGTTAATAACCTCAAAAGGGTCTGAACCGTCGTAAGTCTCTGATTCGGCAGACTCAAGCAAGGCCCTAGCTGTAAAAACAGCTTTAGCGGGAACCAACTGCTCGGGGTTGTCGATTAAGTCCTTGTCCTCTTTCTTTAGGTAAACCCATTTTTTAGGTAGCAAGCCGTGAAACTCGTAAGCGGTCATGGGCTTTTCATGTTTGGGCGCGGGTAACTCTGCGTCGGTTACGCTATCGTCTGACATCTCCTCCTGACGATCTTCCTCGTTGTCCTCTCCCTCTACGTCTTTAATCTTCTCAAGGGATTCGGGGAAGTAAAAACCTGCCTTAACTCCATCAATTACGTCTTGTAAAGTGGTGCGGAATCGCTGCGCCTTTGGGGTCTTGCGGAAATTATCTGCTTCTGGGTCAAAGAATATATCCCAAATCGAGACATACCAACATTTCATCCCGCGATAGGTTAGGCGTTCTTCTTTTACTCGCTCAAAGCCAACAACCTGCGGTGGAATACCTTGCTCCATGCGGGCCAGCACATCAAGAGTTAGCTTCTCCGTTACTGGTTTCCTTACGGTTCTGTCTTGTTTCTCCTCAACCCATGAGCGTTTGAGAAAGCCCGTTCCGTAGATCCCGAGGTCGTCTAGGGTCTTGTTGCTCTCTACCTCAAGATCAGATCGTTCCATTTCTCGGATGATGATTTGTTTAGTGTTGCTCGCTTGCTCAACATCTCCCGAGGGGCGAGGCCGGAGGTTATAGGGCAACCCAGAGAATAGGGTCCGGTGTAGGGTGCCTTTAATAATCTCCACCTGTTGCATGGTGAGGGGTACGAAAAATTTGGTTTGCCAGCGTTCTTTCCGGGCCGCTTTCTGGGGGTCGTAGATGTTGTTGGCGTTGCGGCGGTAGCGGTTCCAGTCGTCCTCTTTCTGTTGCTTGCGCTTAGCCATAACGGAGGCTAACCAGTGTTTTAAATGGGTGTGTAAATCTAACTTTCGTTGTTCGATTTCCGCTAATTCCTCTTGTTCTTGCTCATCTTTTTCGAGTTCAGAAA